AGATGAATATAGTAAGTGTGCTATTTGTCGAGAAAAAGAGAGAATTCGAGACAAAAATAAACGTAGTTTAAGTAATCTAAGTAAAAAAAATCCAACCAAAGAATTGTCATTAGAAAATCAATTATATAATCAATATGCAACGAAACAACAAAATAAAAAAAATATTAAAGACGATGATATTGATATTGTTGATGATATTAATATTGATGATATTGATATTGATGATATTAATATTGATGATATTAATATTGATGATAATATTGATAAGAACAATGGTGATAAGAATAATAATGAAATTAAACCACATCGTTTAAGTGGTTGCCAAGGATATTTATATAATCGTACTCAATGCCAATTAACAAAGATAAAAGAAAATGGTTATTGTTATAATCATCAACGATTTGCTAGTTTAAAAATTACACCTGAAGAATTAGATGATATTCGAAATGGAACGGAATATACTAATATTCGATTGAGTAAAGCATCTGGTAATAATGGTCAATGGGTTCGTATAGAAGGTCAATTTAAAACATCACTTAAACAACGTTTACAAAAAAGAATTATTGATAAAAAACGTTCTATGGAAGGTGGATCGAAAAAAATATGGATTGAAAATAATCCAGAAAAAATTTCAAAATATGATTTAGATCATAAAGCCAAACGAATTGAAACAGAAGGTGAACAATATTGGATTAAAAATGCAGAACAAGCTAAAAAATGGAGGGAAGTAAATTAATATAAGGTACAAGAACTAAATAAGAAAAGAAATAATAACCCGTTATTAAGATTATATAGTATGAAATATCAAGCAAAAAATAAAGGTAGAAAATGGGAATTATCCGATGAAGATGCATTAAGTTTAATTAATGATAATTGTTTTTATTGTGGTGAAAAAAATGAAACTTCATGTAATTCAATTGATAGATTAGATTCAAATTTAGATTATACATTAGATAATTGTGAAACATCATGTACATTGTGTAATTATATGAAAAATACATTAAAATTTGAAAATTTTTTAATAATTATTGAAAATATATGTGCATACAATAAATTTAATCCAACCGCAAAAACAACTAATTTATCATTATATCGAGTGTCAAATAATTATAAAAAATATATTGATTCTGCAAAACAACGTTTATATGATTTTAAATTATCTGAGGATGAGTTTAATGAAATTATAAGATATCCTTGTTATATATGTGGTATAATGAATAAATATAATAAACACAATAATATAATTCATCGTAATGGTATTGATAGATATGATAATACACTTGGATATATTAAAGATAATTGTCGTTCTTGTTGTTCAATGTGTAATTATTTAAAACGAGATAGTCCTTATGATAAATTTATGGATAAAATTAAAAGAATTTACGAATATAGATGTATTCCATTTAATTGTCAAAAAGCATATGATGAAAAAATACAAGAATTAGATGATAAATTAGATGATGAATTAGATGATGAATTAGATAATGATTTAGATGATGAATTAGATGAAAAATTAGATAATAAATTAGATGATAATTTATTATCTAATTTAGATAATAAATTAGATGATAAATTAGATAATAAATTAGATGATAAATTAGATAATAAATTAGATGATAAATTATATAATAAATTAGATGATAAATTAGACGATAAATTAGATCTTGAACAAAAAATAACTAACAATTTATTAATTGATAAAAAACGTGAATACAATCGATTACAAAAACAATTATATCGCCAAAGACAAAGAAAAAATATGGGGGATGAAGCATATAAAAAAATGCGTGCTGAAGAAAAATCAAGAGAACGTAACAATGGTTTAATAATAGAAAATAAGCATAAAAAAACGGAAGAGGAAATAAAAGAAGCAAAACGAATACGCATTGCATTACAACGTCAACAAATGCAAGAAAAATACGGCAATGAAGAATATCGTAAAATGATGGCAACGAATAGAGCAATAAATAGAGCTAAAAAACAATAAATCAAAATATTAATTTTTTTATAATATGTTAAATTATTAATAAAATAATTTAAATTACAAATATAATAATAACAAACACACACACACACACACATACATACATAAATACATAAATACATAAAAATGTCTGTGTCAAAAAATGTCGGTCTGATTAATTTGAATAGGCCAAACCCCCCATGCCGCTCATCACCCTTAAAACATTATAACTGAAAGCAAATACATAAAGTTGTGTATCACCGACCCAGAAATTGAGTTGAGTAGCGCCAGTAGTATAAGTTCTATCACTGAATTGTAGATTAAGTTGAGTATTATCAATACGCGATAAATTACAAGAACCAGATGGTTGATGTTGTTCTGGATGAAGTGCAAATGAATATACATTAACACCATCAGCGGGAGTTCGTGTATGATGTTGATATGTTTGAACATAATTGAAGTAATCACCAGATTGATGATCAAAACGATCTTGTCCATTTAATTGGATAAGGGCATCAGTTACTGGATTTACAGAACCATCAAGTAAAAGACCATAATTTGTTGGATGATTAACGTGAACATCTGTTGCAGTTGATACACGATAATCTTGTGTTGCAGTTAAAACTGAAACTGGGATAGAAACATCACGCATAGTTAAACTATGGGCATTAACAGTAACAGAATCAATAGCAAGATTTCCAGATGCATCAGCAGTCAGTGTGATAAGAATATCAGTTAATGCACCTTGGAATGGACTTGCGGATGTGGAACCAAAAGGATTGGTAACCATTAAAAGAGCACCACCCGCACCAGTTTGAGAAAATTGGGTGTAAACAGTACCAGCATTTGTATTGCTTGCATTAAGACCTGTTGCAGTAGATAAAAGAGTTGTGATATTAACAGCTGAACCCATGAGATTGTATGCACCATCCATTGTTACATTAACAGAGGTAGAACCTGCAGGGGCAGTTCCAACAGTAAATAAACTAGTTGCAAAGTTATGAGCAGCTTCGGCAAGAACATCTTCAACTGTGTTTTTGTAGGCAAGGTATGCGGAACCATTTACCCAATTTCCACCAACAACAGCCCAAACGATTTCTTTTGTTGGATGATTAAATCCAAGACGATAATTACCTTTGGTCGATGTACTATTTGATGCAGGTGGGACTTGTTCAGAACCTGTAAATTGAACTTGTTCAATTAAATATTCGTGACCAACTTGAGCAAAACGTCTACGTTCTTCACTATCAAGATAAACATAATTTACAAGTAGAGAAGCATCAAGAGTTGGTGCTGATGTAACAACTGATGATAGATTGGTAGCACCAGTCCAACACATTAAATTAGTCCAGTTATTAAATTCAAAGTCAAGACGAACTTCGTGATATTGAAGAGCAATAAGTGGAAGAGTAAGACCAGTATTACGATTGAACCAGAATTGAAGAGGAATATAAAGTGTAGCAGCAGGGAGAGCAGTTTGTAATTCAGTAAGAGCGGGAACATCACCAATCATAGTAAGATAACCACGTTCTTGATCAGTAGTATGAGTAAGTTCATACCATAAATCTAACCACTGAGAATATTGTTTATCAATTTGAGAACCACCAATAGAAACAGAAACAGAATTAATTAAATTATGACCAAGACGGCGACACCAGCAAACTTTACCAGTTGCGGCAGTAACAGCACCGAGTGAAACTTTAAGATAACATTCAGAAGCTAAATCACCATTACGTATAATAGTAACAGATGTTTTTCGATTAAAACCAATATTACCAGACATAGTCTCTTCGATTGTTTCCATAGCGAAGTTAGTATGACGTCTATAAACTACTTTAAAAAAAGTTATTTGGGGATTACCTGTAAGATATACATCTTGAGCACCATAAGCAACTAATTGCATAAGACCTCCTGCCATTTTTTATTTTATATATTAAAAAAAGAAAAAAATAAAAATCTTATTATATTATTAATTAAAAATAATTGCGATATTTTTGTGTTCATATCAAAAAAGTAGAATAAGTAATATAATATATTAAACGAATAAACAAAATTATACAATATGACCAATAAGTTTATATAAATTATTAGTATTATTAAATTTATTATATTTTGATATTTTTTTTGATAATATAATTTTATTATGATTAATATGATCAATTGTCCAACCAAGATTTATTGCATTTATAATTATTGATAATTGTAAAACAAAAATTATATGTTTTTTATTATATTTTGAAATCATTTTATAGTGTTCATTAATAAAATAACAATTCATTATACTCTCATTTAAGTTATAAAACGCATTAATTTGAATAATATATGTATATTTGTTTTTTTAAGGATATAAAGAATATAATATAATAATCTTCAATAATATTATTTAAATGGCATTTCGATATAAACCGAATAGATTAAAATACAAAACGACAATTAGTACATTAGATGAGACACATCAAAAAATAAAAGTAAATTTTGAAAATAATAAAAAATTGTTACCATTAAAAATAAAAAAAATTGAACTATTAAATGGAGAAATAGAAAAAATAAATAATAAAAGTGCAACTGATTTAACTTCAGATGATATTGAAAAAAAAATACATATGAGAGAGGAATTAATAAATATGAATGATGAGATAAATGATATAATAAATTTTTCATCTGAAATGGATTATTATAGTAAAACTACTCAAATATTATTAGATTATTATGAAATTTATGATACAACAAATGAAAATTTAAATAATTTAGATAATAATTCAAAAATAAATAATAATTCAGATGATAATAATTCAAAACAAAAATTAACTGATGATGATAATACTGAATCAATTTCTACAAAATTAGTTGAATTAAATGAACAAAGTCAACAAACACGTAAAATAAAAAAAGAAACAAAAAAACGACAAAAATTTGGTGAACAGCCAAGTAGTAAAAGTATATTGGATTTTTTTGATTCAAAAATGGATATATTACCAACACAAACAGAATCTTGTTCTATTGAAAAACTTGTTTCAAATAAAGCATCATTATTTGATGAATATATGTCAATTATTGATAAAAATTATGTAACAAAAAAAAAATCTGGATTAATACGTTGGTGTAATACTTGTGGTAAAGAAATGACATTAATACAATCAGAAGGTAGTTATAATTGTGTTTTTTGTGGATTGGTTGATTATGTTATTATAGAAAGTGAAATGCCTAACTATAAAGAATCTGGAAATGAAAAACCAGCATATCCTTATAAAAGAGTAAATCATTTAATTGAATGTTTAAATCAATTCCAAGCTAAAGAATCAACAGAAATACCAAATGAAATATATAATCAAATTATGGCAGAAATACGAAAAACAAAAACAAATACAACTTCAATTGCATTTGTTAAAATGAAAACTATATTAAAAAAATTAAGATTAAATCAATATTATGAACATATACCTCATATTATTTCAAAAATTACTGGAAAACCAGCACCAACATTAAATATTGATGTGGAAGATGAAATAAAAAATATGTTTAAAAAAATTCAAAAACCTTTTTCAAAATATTGTCCAAAAGATAGAACTAATTTTTTATCATATTCATATGTATTACATAAATTTTTTCAATTATTAAGTATGGATGAATTTTTGAGTTATTTTCCCTTATTAAAAAGTAGAGAAAAATTAAGATTACAGGATAAAATTTGGAAAAATATTTGTGATGATTTAAGATGGCCTTTTGTTCCATCTATTTAAATATTTTTTATTAATATATAAATTATATTTAACTGGTTTAAAGATTATATTTATAATATTATTATAAACATAATGACAAAAGAAATTGATTATTTAACTGAAGACAAACCTTTACCTGGACAAAATTGGGTATGTTTATCATTTCTTTCACCTGAAGGAGTAAGAAATTGTAAAATTCGTGGAATAAAAGTAAGAGGTGTTTTTTCTACTAAAGATGAAGCAGACAAAAGAGCATCAGAATTACAAGATGAAGACCCAGATTTTCATATTTTTGTTGGTGAAGTAGGCAAATGGTTAGCACAAGATCCTGACCCAAATTCAATTCCTGATCAAGAATATAGAGAAAAAGAATTAAATAAATTAATGAAAGATTATAAAATAGCACAATCTAAAGCTAAAGCAATGGAAGCAGATCGAAAAAATGAATTATTACAAGATGCTATTATTGAAGAAAGAAATAAACGTAATCGTGGAGGAAATAAAACACGAGATCGTTTACGTCGTAAAATTGAAGAAAAAAAAATACAAAAAGATCTTACTAATTATAAAAAAGGTCAAAATTCTGTATTAGAACCTATATTAGAAGAAAAACATTCTATATTAGAAGAAAAACCATCTATGACAGAACCAATATTGGAAGAAAAACAATTGATTGCAAAACAAGAACAATATCGTGTAGAACAAAATGAAAAAGTAGTTGAACAAGCAGAGAAAAATATATCACAAATTGATGTGAATATTAATAAAATTCAAGAATTATATAATTCGTTAGTTAAAAAAAGACAAGAATCTTCAAATATTTAAAAAAAAATAATTATTTTATATTTTTCTGATTATATTTATTTTATTCATCATATATAATGAATAAAATTATATTATTACTTATGTTATTTGTTGGTATATTATTAATGACTATATCAATAGTAAAAGATTCATCACAGTGTCAAAAAGAACGTATTATATATAAATATATACCAAGGACATTTGAAAATGAACAAAATAATGAAGTTGATGTATCAGATATTTTTAATGTAATGTTTACGCAACCATCACCTTGGATTGCATCTATAAATGATATTGATTTTCGAAAACAAGAAGCAATAAATAAATATTTTATATCACAAGTTTAAATTACATTTTAAAAATTGATTTATTTATTACATTAATAATATCATTTATTAACAAATAAATTAAATATGTCTATTAATATATTTGGAGAAGAATATAATTTAAATACTCAAGAAATTGGGTTAATTAATTGGAATATAACAAAAATACCAAAAGAAATTAAATTTTTAACACATTTAACTGATTTAATATTATATAAGAATCAAATAAAAAAAATACCAAAAGAAATTCAATTTTTGATACAATTAACTCATTTAAATTTATGGAGTAATTTAATAGAAGAAATACCAAATGAAATTCAATTTTTAACACAATTAAAAGAATTAATTTTAGCAAGTAATTTAATAAAAGAAATACCAAATGAAATTCAATTTTTGACACAATTAATTAAATTAGATTTATGGGAAAATATTAATATAAAAGAAATACCAAAAGAAATTCAATATTTAACACAATTAATTAAATTATATTTTAGATATAATCAAATAAATGAAATACCAACAGAAATTTATTTTTTGACACAATTAACTGAATTAGAATTAAGTGAAAATCAAATAAAAGAAATACCAAAAGAAATTCAATTTTTGACTCAATTAATTATATTAAATTTAGAATATAATCATATAAAAGAAATACCAATAGAAATTCAATTTTTGACAAATTTATCCATATTATACTTGG